TAGTCTTTCACAAGACCTATTGATTTCTCAATCCCTGCTATCGTTCCAACTGTCTCACGATAACTAGCATAATCCGAAGCGGTCCCATACGCAAGCGAATCTTTTATTATTTCAATTTCTTTTTGTAACTCTTTTACAATTTGTTCGTATATCACTATTTAATGCCTTGCTGCTTAATTACATCCTCTAATAGTTTAGCAGAAATCTTCGCTGTTTCCAAGTCATTATTTTCTTGGGCTTTCAAAAGGTCGGCAAGAACATCCATTGCTTTCATAGCACGTTTAGAGTTTCTGTCTTCTTCCTTCTGATACGCTTTCATTTGATTGTCCATGCCAGCTTTCTGTGCATCAATAACAATCTTCTGTTCTTTCAGGTCAAGGTCACGCTGTTTAAGAGCAGCATCTACTTGAGCCTTAGCAGCTTGTGTATTTGTTTTGCTTTGCTCAACCTGAAGTTTCTGTGCTTCAATGGCCAGCATCTGTTGCTCAGGTGACATTGGCCCTTGTGCCGCAGCTGCATTAGCTTGTAGAATTTGTTGAGCAGATTGCATCTGAACCATTTCAAGAGTAGAAGGCTCCAAAGCAACAGCACCTGCAATAGTAGGATTCTTCATAGCCTCTGCTTGCAAGCCCATCATTTGTTCTTTATACTTTAGAATCATATGCTCAGAAATATTGGCAGTCAAAGCACCAGCTAACTTTTGGAAGGTTGGGCTTCTTTGATTCATTGGGTCTTGTAAGTATGCAGTCTTAACTGCAACGTGTGCATCGTGGTTCTGCCCTTCAAATGCTTTGATAGGCTTGCCTTCATTAGCCACAATAATATCTGTCATTGGGTCGTGAGGCTCTGCATCTTTCTTAAGAGGCATGAGCTTTTCTACATCAGGAACATTGGCAGTAGTAAGAAGCATACGATTGATGGCTTCCATGTCAAACATGCCAGGCTCTGACTGAGCAGCAATCTGCTGTACCATTTGGATAAGCATCATGCGTTGTGCATTAGATGGGATGTTGGGGTCAGACACTGGAATAATATCTATCTTACCATCAAAGTCTGACTTAAAGATTTTTTCTTCAATGCCTGGTAAGTCATATGGATATTCGTCATCCAGATACTCAGAGTCAATACGAGCCAATACTTTGAACTCATCACCTTGTGCTTTGTGTAAACGCTTGTGGATTGAAGAGAAGAACTTACTTGAAGCTTCGAGCAATGCTAGAGTTGTACCTACGGGGCCATAGCCACCGCTGTCTGCAATTACTTGTTCTGTGCTATCAGCAAACTTCTGTCCTGTCTGCGTTACAAAGGTAAGCATGTTGAATAAAGTTTGTGATGGCTCCTTGAATGGTAATGGGATAATAGACTTAGACAAGTCCATGCCTGTTGCTTCTACTTCCTTAAATTCGCCAGGTGCGATAGGGTCGTTGTCACCCACCATGCGTACGCCTTTAGCCTTGAAGCCACCAGGAAGATTAGCAAACTGACCTGCATCAAGCAAAGACCGCATAGCCGCAGTGGCCGACATGGTGAGATTGCCCAAGAAGTGAATAAGCCCCAGACCATAAAAGCCAAAACCAGGAACGTATCTGTAGTGTGTGAAGTGCATTTTCTTGACATACTTGTCGTCTCCTTCTGCCCAATTCCGTCTGATAGACAGAACTGCACCTGTAGTTTCTTCTACAGTTACAATGTAAGGACATGCTACGTTACCTTTGTGCATCTTGTCCTCTGGGATTTCCAGATAGCAGTGCTGTTCAAGAAGAACATACTGTGGGTCATTATCAGAAGCAGGAGACAAACCAAGAACATTGTCCATCTTTTCTGCCATGCCTGATAGTGTAGGGATACCAGCCATAGGTAGTTCTACATCTGCATACATGCCTGCGTCAATCTGACGGGCAAGGTCTACAGGGCTGCGATAGATTACATGTGTATAGCGGTCTGCTCTGCGTAGGTCTGTTGCATAGTAAGACACATAGAACTGGTCAATAGGAACAAACTCAGATACAGGACGCTCAAGACTTGCATCATAGTAAATCTTTTTAATAGCTGAGCCAATCAACGGTAGATGGAATAACATGCGCTCGAACTCATCGAAGTATTCTGGCATCTGTGTTGTAACCTGATAGTTCATAAAGTTCTGAACACGGTTGGCTTGTTGTTGTCTCTCTAGTGTTGCTTCACCAAGTACCTGAGCCTTTACTGGCCCTTTGGCAGGGAATAACTCTGTTGATGCTTTGGCTTGGAACTTAACGGCAGACTCAATCAACAGTGGGTGTACTGCTGTGGCTGCTCCCTCAAATGGTTCGGTTGTATCTTCTAGCTTAAGACCAAGAAGCTCGAACCCACGCTCAAACATTGATTCCCATTCTGCACGAGAATCTTTGTCGGCATGAAACTTATCAATAACTGTATTACCAATGTCGGCAAGTGTATCTTCATCAAGAAGGTCAACAAGGTTTTCAAAGAAACCTGTATCTCCCACTTCAACTTCTAGCTCAACCTCTGAAGCAATACCTGATAGGTCTACTTCTACTTCGCCAGTCTCAGGGTCAATAGTAATGTTTGCATCTGCTGAGGATACATCATCCATCTCTAGCTCAAGTTTAGGAGCTTCTCTTCCACCGTTTACTTCGTATGGATTACGTTCAGTTGCCATATTAAATTTCCTTGATTAATTGCTGTTGCCTATATTATACACTTAAGTGCGCCAGTATCCAACCCTCTTTTGTCGTCTTGGGTTATAATCATCTTCCCAGCTAGGGTCTTCGTTGTGAGACACGTGCCAGCTATCCCGCATATAATGGATAGCCATGGTCATTGCATCTACTTGGTCATCATGTGCGCCATTAGGAAAGGCCAAGGCTTCATCGTATAAATCCTTTGCCCACTCCTTACCCTTCGGGATATAGACACGCCCTGACTCCATTAGAGGTGTTGCAGCATAGACACGAGACACCTTGTCCCTGTCAGGCAGATAGTCCAGCACTGGCAACCCAGCAAGACGCATGTCCTGCAACAACGATTGACCAGAAGCTTTCTTCTCAATGATACATACGTCAGGTCTGTGCTTCTGATATAGATACTGTGCTGTACGTCTAAGGTCTGGGTATTCGAACCTTTCCTTTACATTACCAAGAAGGATAAGGTTAGGTACTACAAACTCAGAACCATACTCATCACGCTCTGATTGGTGGAAGATACCCCACGTCTGAATAACGCTGTAGTCAGCTGTCTTCTTTGTGGAGAAGGCTGTGTCATATGTCTGGATTACAAACTCACAGTGAGGTGGGTCTTCGTACTCCCACCACTGAAACCACTTCTTCTTAATGATACCGCCTTCGTCTGGTGTAGGGTTCTGCATATATAGTGCATCCCAATACCTGCTGCCATTACTGGCTCTAATCTCTTGTTCATCTAACTTAAGTACTTCTTCAGGCTTCCACTCAGGAAAGTATGATGTGCCTACAGGTAAACCCAGCAAGTCTGCTGCTGTCTCATCTAGCCAGGCAGGAATGCTGATGACTTCCCAAGGTATCCCTGATATATCTGATTCTTGCTTTAGTAGCCATCCACACAGGTCATCATAGTGATATCGTGTGTTAATGATAATGATGGCTCCATTAGGCATAAGACGTGTACGTAGACCTGATGGCCACCACTCCTTAATGTAGTTACGGCCTGATGCTGAGAAAGAATCTTCTTCAGACATCACATCATCTAGCAAAGCCAAGTGAGCGCCACGACCAGCAATCTGTGAACGGACACCAGCTGCATAGTAGGAGCCATTGTGGTTTGTCTTCCACTTACCCGCTGCCTTAACGTCTGACCTTAGCTGGACACCCTTGAATGTTTTCTGGAAGTCCTCTGTATTAACGATGTCACGGACACTACGACCAAAGTCACTAGCCAGCTGGTCACTGTGGGAGACAGACATAATCTCGTGATTAGGTTCCCTGCCTATATACCAAGCTGGGAATATCTTGCTGGTGATGAGGCTCTTACTAGAACGTGGGGGCAAGAAGACCATAAGTCTCTTTACTTCTCCATCCACTACCTTCTGTAGTCTTTCACATAATACTTCAATGTGCCTACCCATCTTAAAGTCTGTTACCAGAGTAGGTGCTGTCTTACGGACAAAGGTCAGTAGGTCTTCCTTAGCTCTTACTTGAATGTAAGCATCCAATGCATTTAGAAGGTCTATCTTGTCCTTAGCTACGTTGGCTTGGGCTACATTGATTCCTAAGTCTTCTAAGTCTGGGAGGTCATCTATATTTATTTCACTCATTCTTGTCCTTTGTTACCAACTGTAACAATACGTGATGTATTAATGTGTTGAATGTGTATTGTATGTTGGTCGAATCCGTGCTAAACTATCTTTACTTTAAAGTTCGGAGGTACTATATATAACCTCCCAAGCCCCCGCTGTTGTTGAAGACAACAACCCCCAACTTTAATGTCCCTCCGACTATTATGTATTATAACTTCTATCCTTCTTTTATACAAGTAGTATTACATATCATCTCGGATGCCCCGCCCCAAAATTAAAACTATAGGCGTTGTCGAAGACAACAATCCATATAGACACCAAGACTCCATAGATGAGATACCTTGTAAAATTATAAAATTTTATGGGCATGTTTTACTTTGTTTTACTCAGATGAAAACAAGGGGGTGGGGGTGTCTATGAT